CTGGCTGGATCTGTATGAGCGCTTTTTCTTTGTTTAGTTGATTTTCGTATTGCGGGTGCATAAATTTTATTATCACGCCTATCCATGTCTTTCCGTAAAGAATGTGGGTGACCAGATCTCCTGCTTTGAGATCTTTCGTTCTCGATGTTCGATGCGACACAATAAATAACCCCTAACATAATTAAGGAACAAATCCACATTATCAGCATAATATACCTAATCCTGTGAATAAAGTTCAAAAAATATGCAAAAGGCTTGCTCATTAGTTGTCGTAACTGTTGACAGTGGTCAAAAAATGAAGATCTGATAAACATTTTTGCACTATATCCGCTCGGTTTCGCGACTCAGCTTCAGATATTATTAGCCGGATCTTCTTGAATGCCTTGTCGCAGTTTATGTAGAACTGAAATGCTTCCAAAGTTGCCGCTAAACTGGAGTATAATATAGACCGGGACGTGTATTTAAACTCAGCCGCTGGTCGGGCTCTGACCTCCATTGTAAGGGAGACTGTTGTCTTCGCGTCGGTGCCCATGGAGTTTTTAGGCTGCACGAATTCGGGTTTTACTTGGTAATCCACCAACCTAATGTTTCGCAGACTGGGGTTTTTACTAACATATTGGCTGTGACAGGCTTTGAAAATACCATCTACGAACCCTTTTGCCTTGTCTTCAGTTATCTCGCGACATGTTCGAACTCCCCCTATCGTCTCGTTTATAGCTAGCTCAACACATGTGAAGTCACTACTCCAAGACTCCTTTACCGATATGTCGTGTGGAGATATTTCTAGTGCCTGTGATTGCAGCACTCTCTCGAAAAGTTCTCTTACGTTTTGTCTTTTGATCTGCTGAGGTGTTTTCATCTATTCTAATCTTATTAGGCCTGTTGATAATTTAAACAATGACTGTACATTGGTCAGCCTCTTTACATCTCTTACTATTCTTGCTTTTACGTTCTCCGGAGCGTTCATGTTGCCGGGAGTGGTGGGTATGAATTTAATAGCCAATCCGGCGATGTACCTTCCTTCAGCGACCTTTTGATTTCTTATCGCGACGGTCACAATCGTCACATTTTCTAGGGCTCTCATGTCTGCTAAGATGTCGTCGAGGCCTCTGGATTTTCCTTCCCCGACTGTTAAACCATAGGCGATCATGCAATGGAATTTATAAACCCCTCTCTGCCGCGACCTTCCTTGTTCTTCTTTTATCTTTAACTGTTCTTTAATAGTACCATAAAATTTGCCTTTTGTCATTATGTTTTTCCTAAAATAATTGTCTATTTCTGTGCCTACTTTATTGTTCGATTCACTTAGCCATGGCGGCTTTCCTGTTGTGACCGTATCAAGCTTCACAGATGTGTATGCTCCACCCCTATAATTTTGCAAAGCCATATCGCGGGCTTTCTTCATAATCTCGACACCCTCTTTGCTGTCGTAAGGAATCGAGTCAAGGTTTGGCCTCTTGCCTGTGAGTTTTGATTGTTGGTCAGCCCACAAGTTCGCATACTGAGGGTCGAACATTCCAGAGTCAATCATATATTTTACAACTTTCCTACTGAATTTACTCTCCCTGGCTGCTTCGACAAATTTTCGCGATGATGCGCGGTCTGAGAAGGACCACTTGAGCATAGGATTTTGTTCTGATGCGGGGAGGCCGATTCCAGACAAATTATTAGAAGACGTCCGAGTTTCCGCTTTTCCCACGTTAAGCATTTCAATTTTCTTTGAGTCACTGACTTTAGGATTCGCTATTACATCTATCCAACGACTCGATATCAAACTCTGCCGGCTTCGAGACTTAATGTCCTCTATTATATCATCGACCAACTCGTCACTCATCCCGGCTGAGTCAACGACAGTGGCGCTCAATCTGTCGTGGGCCCTTATAACTTGTATAAACTTTCCGTCTTTCTGTATTGTATACAACTTTCTTACCAATTGCTTGTCAGCTTGTGGAGATTTTATGTATAGTTGCAGAATCTTACCATAAGGGGAAGAATTGTGATTCGCCATATTGGGAGTCTGTGATGCTGCTTTTTCCACAAAGGGTTCACTCAGAAGATGTTCTACGATCTCCCTTTTTATACCTGCGTCTAGTTCGGGTATATTCATTAGTGTCTCCATGTAGTATAATTTTTCATCGAGTATGCCTCGTTTCAGCTCATCTCCCAGTCCTTGCCAGATTCTTGTCGCTAATTCAACAGGAGAAAAGCCCGGGGCATCGGCATGGAAAGTTGGGCCGTTGTCTCCAAGGAGAAAGCTTAACTGGCGCCCAATTGCTGGGTCCCTCAAATTCAAATTGACCCTTGCTAGGGTGTATCTCTGCTCTTCACTCAGATTGGAGTTCCTGACAATATAGTGTACTATTTCCTGTGTTCCTACTTTTTCTAAAACCGGTTCTATGCTAGAGCCGCCATAGACCGGTCCGATAGCTTCGACCTGGCCGATGAAAAAGTCAATTAGCTCTGGAGATTGAGTTGATCTTATTAATTCTTTTATCTTATGTTCCGGAAGTTTTCCTGAGAGCAACATTTCCTTGATCTCTTCGTTTGACAACATATTCATGTAGTCGTGACTACCCTTGTAGTTGAACTTGGTGGTCTGTAGCCACTGTTTGATCATGGGTCTATACTTCTCTGCAGGTGGCTCGTTTCCTTTGCCTTTTATTTGTTCCACCTCTCCTGATCTTGTGACTTCTATTGTTGCATGCGGCTTGTTCCTTTTATCACGCAGAGAATAGATAGTCATGATGCCTTCCGCTACATCGTCACAATACCCTCCAACGCAATGCCCCATGAGATCGCCTTCTATCTCTAAGTCGTGTTCCGTGTTAACATCTACTATAGTAAAGCCGTTTTCGAATTCGTAAGCTACATCCTTTTGATCGTATTCGCCAGTGTATTTAATGCCTCTCTTCAACTCTTCGTGCCAATCTTCTGAAAGGTTAAATACGCTTTGCCAGTTCATTTCCCAGATATTGTCTGGAACTTCTTGCGATCCATTGAGGTAGTCTGCAATATATCTAACATCGTTGCTGTAGACATTTAGTTCTTCAGGGTTGTCAACAGAATCTAAGTTGTTCCTATCGGTTGTCTCGTGGGTGTAGATGGCGTTTCCGAGCCATTTAGCAAAGCGCTTCCTGCCTTCTCGTGGAAAATGATTGTCAGGTAAAAATTCCATCCAATCCACTAGTCCTTGTGGGAAGATTGGATTCAAATACTCGGGATCACGTTCCATTGCTTGAATTCGAGCAAAGTAGTCCCTAGTCTCCTCTTCGGGATCTTGTGGCTCTTCTTTTTGGAGAGCTTTGATATTTAGATTTCTGAGAATCTTAGAGTCTTGTTGTGCTTCAGCGAGGTAAGACCTCCACCTTTTATAATATTCTACCATAATGATGTGTAACCTTTTTACTATAAATAGTCAAGACTAATCGAAGAAAACTACTTATAATTATGGAATATAAACTATTAATAGAATATCTGGATCAAAAGAATCAAAAGGGCCAGTCCGAAACAAATCATAGTCTTTGCAGTAAACATAGACTCTCCCAGTAAAAACCAAGTAAGTATAGGAAAAACAATCAAACCAGCTGATGAACCTATGAATCTAGCCGTCCACGCTGACCCGGTGGCGTCGACAATAAGCCTCCACGAATACCAAAAAGCCATAGAAGTCGGTATACCCAATATGATTGCCGCATGGAATGGTTTTCCTTGCCACCATTGAGACAGGTATTGGGAGTTTAATTGGAACCAACCGGCTATTTGTCCTAAGAACATTAAGAGGACCCCGACCACTACAGCCATCAGTTCACCCACATTGCGACTTGACCTATAGATGTTCGCTGGACCAGTTCTACTGTCTTTGCCAACTGCAAGATCACCTTGAATTCTGGATTTGGGAGGGTGACGGCCGTTGCACTATGCTCTTCTGCTTGGCTTAAATACTCTCCTAACAAGCAAGTCAATGTTGTACTAGCCGATGCCATCTCCATAAGAAGCACATGTTCCGACTCGGAAAGCTTTAGCTGCCCCGAATAGTAGTCCCTTAGTATAGATTCCAGGCGATTGGTTACTGGACGAGTCGTGTTTGCAATGAGTTGAATAGTTGAAACCTTTACATCTATTTCTTTTTTAGTGCTCATCGAAATATTCCAGAAGGTCGGTGTAGCCGCCGACCCTTTCGACTTTACCTGTGATTAAGTTATTCGACAAAATGATAGGGACAGTGCCTTGGTCGTAAAATTCTTTATACTCTTCCAGGATTGTTGTGTCTAGCGCATAGTCCAGGAATATATATTCTGCTTCTCTGGCAGTGCAATAGTCGATTGCTCGAATACAAAACGGACATGTTGATCTTCCTATGATTATGTATCTGCTATCCATTTATCAAGCCCTTTTTGGTGTTCGAGGCTATCCTGTCACTTATCATAGCGGCTGTGCCTTTTACTATTATATCTTCATAGTGGGAGCCATTGTTGACCCTCAAGAGACAAAATGGCTCCGCAGATAATGATGAACCCTCCTCTTCAAGGAATGGTTGCGCGCCGGCGTAGTCTGAGACGGAAACAATGCTCCTTGTATTAACATACATTTCCACCAAGGAGATATCTCTCTTAAAACCCTCGTTTTTAATATTTAATTTTGTAATCTCTAATAACATATTCTTTCTTTATCGAAACGACTTTAAAATAAAAGCACCGATCAAGCCAACAACCGTCGTGAACAACGTCCATATCATCCGAGAGGATGTCTGCTTCCAGCTTTCGAGCTCTCTCAGCCTCGCATAGAGTCCGTTGTCAGGATTATATACAGCCTCTTTTATCTTCTCTACGTCTTCCGACATCTCTTCTTGTTTGTCTCTTATTACATCAATTCCATGACAGACTCTATCTAGTTTGCTCTGAATCTGTAAATCTAAATTTTCGGCCTCTTTCTTATTAACCATTCCAATACCCTCCGCCATTGTAGCACATATTAACTAGTGCACTACTGGTGTACGATACTATGATTAGTCAACAAAAGAGTTGAGGCTACCGATACTGCATTTTTAAGGGCACATCTGGTGACCTTTGCTGGATCTATGACTCCAGATTCTAAAAGGTTTTCTCTATCTCCTGTCAAAAAATTGATACCTTCGAAGTCTTCGCACTTCTCTACACTCAGGATTGCCACGTCAGGACTGATACCTGCGTTCAATGCCATGGTTCGAAATGGAGATTCTAATGCGCGGCGGAAAATAGACAGAGCAGTCGCCTGTTCTTCGTTCAGGAAGTTAGGAGCGACTCTTGTAGATACCTGCATCAAAGTCATGCCTCCTCCTGGGACGATCCCCTCTTGTTGTGCTGATCTCACGGCTTCTAGGGCATCTTCGATGCGGTGCTTCTTCTCAGTCATTTCTACTTCTGAGCTTGCTCCGACGCGTATGATGGCAACACCAGAAGAAAGCCTAGTCACTCGCTGTTGTAGTCGCTCTGCTTCTGATATATTTTCCGTCTGCTGGATCTCTGCTTTCACTCTTTCGATTGTCTCGTCAACCTTTTCGTGGTCCCCCTCGCCATCGACGACCGTGGTAGTCTTCTTCGTGATCTCTATGCTGGCAGCTTTTCCGAAATCGACCAATGCTACTTCAGTTAGTTTGTGCCCCATTGACTGTTGGAAAAACTTTGCACCGGTGGTCGTCGCTAGATCACTTAGTATCGCGCGGCGTTCTTCCCCATACCGTGGAGCCTTAATTGCAGCTACCTTCATAGAGCCGCGCATAGTGTTCATAATTAGAGCGGCGAGGGCTTGGCCCTCAATCTCATCTGCAACAATGACAAATGGCCGGCCTTCTCGCGCAGCAATCTCCAGCGAAGGAAGAATATCGTTAACTTGGTCAATCTTTGAGTCAGTGATTAAAAACATCGGCGTGTCGTATCGGCATACGCTCCTTCTTTCATCTGTTATAAATGCAGTAGCAGCATAACCGCTATCAAATCTGAACCCTTCTACTAAGTCTAGACTTGTCTCGTGCGACCTCGCCTCCTCAATGGTGATAGACCCGTTCTTTCCCACCTTGTCGACCGCGGTGGCAACTAAGGTACCGATGGTCTCGTCATTGTTCGCTGAGATGGTCGCGATATGTTTCACGTCTTCTTCTGAAGAGATCGGCCTGGCTATATCTGAGACTGCGGCTAGAGCTTGTTCCAGGCACTGCTCCAGGCCTCTCTTAATCTCAATCGGTGATGTGCCTGATGCAATGTGTTTGTTTGCTTGGTTTAGAATTTCTCTTGCCAATACTGTGGAGGTCGTCGTACCATCTCCTGCTTCGAGGTTGGTCATCGAAGATACTTGCTTTACGACTTCGGCGCCGGCGTTCATGTGAGGGTCTTCGAAAGAAATATTCTGCGCTACAGTGACTCCGTCCTTTGTAACGAAGGGTCTCCTGTCTTTCTGGTGAATCAGAACGTTCTGTCCTTTTGGACCGAGTGTTGTTGCTACGTAATCCGCAAGAGTATTTACGCCTTCGAGAACCTTGTTGCGGAGATCAGGCCCGTGGCTTAGTTGTGTTGTCATTGTGACTCGCTTTCATGTGATATATATATTATAGCGTATTTTTAGGAAATGTCAAGGGGTTTTGTTATTTTTCTTGCTGACCGGATGGTTTTAGATCAGTAGTCTTTTCGATGATGTTTTCGGACGCGTCAATGGCAGCGTTTGCCTTGGACTCGTCTTGCAATCCGCCAGCCATGAACGAGTATGTATTTTCTTGAACTTCCTTAACATTAAGAAAAATACCAAAAATAGCATCGTTAATTAAGCCGGTCATTCTGTTGAGCATGTTCTGGGTGTTTTGGGCGCCGATGAATATCTTTGCAAACTCAGCCTTAGATTGGCCCTCAGGTAAAACTCTCGATTTTGATAAGGTGTGGACCTTTTCGACCACTGTTTGATTGAGGTTAAACTGCTCCCTGGAAAGGTAACCATAGCTTTGCTTAATTGCCAGTTTCCTCTCTTCGGTCGTACGTGAATCTTTATTATACCATTCTCTTGAATCTTGAACCGTTGCGAAGACGCCCGGGCTGTTAAGTTGCCTGAGTCTCTCGTCTTTAAGTTTAGATTTGGAATAAACAGATAATACGTTAGTGCCTTGAAGACCGGACGCGGTCTTTTTGCCTGCAGCTTTTCCGTTATTGGCATATACCGCACAGCGAGCTAGATCCTTGACTACTGCGGTTAATTCGGCCTGTTCGAATTGTTCAATGAAAGGGTGCTGCTCAGCCTGGGTTTGAGTAAGGATGGCTGCGATTACTTCCTGCAGCTGTTTAAACCCCGATTTGCTTGCCATCATCGTTGAATCACCTCGTGAGATCCTCTTTGGCTCCGGTACAAAGCCTTCTGGGCGTTCTTCGCCTTTCTTTAGCTTGGGGTTTGGATCCCACTCGTTGAAATACGCATCTTCTGATGGCCAATTGATTCCTGTTGTAACCAAGGACAAAATGTCTTCGTCAACTGGCACCATAAAGCCTTTTCTAGCATATGTTTTATTTAGTGCGTCGACCTCCAACTTAAGCGCGGCTACGAACACTTGCTCCAGCTCTTCAGGTGATGGTATCGCTGATCCTGGGAGGGTTGCGGCGAAGTCCAAAGTTTGCCCAGAAATGAACTCTTGCGGTAGCATAATACACTTCCTAGATTTATCTGAAGATTGTGACAAGAGGTCAAAGACGTTCTCCAAAGTGAAGTCAAACTGAAACCACCTGAGGTATCCGTTTATATCTAGTCCTTCCTTTTGTTCTCCTTGGAACTTTTTAGTTACTGCCAAGTATCTCATAAAAGGGTGGTCAAAGATATCCTTTTGTTGCTCAAGATCGTTAACCAAATCAGTGAACGAGCCGCCGACATGAAGCTTACCTTCTTGGTAGAGCTTGAGAGAGATTGGCGTATTCGTGCCATCTATTCTTGCTACAAAGTCTGCGATGGTACCGGTGTTGGCCTTAACTTGTTCTCCGCCAGAAAGGACGGCCAGGAATGCTTCAAAGTTGAATCCTGCAGACGCAGCATTAAAGTTCGAGATAACCTTTGTCAGAGTCTTAAAGAAGGTGAGGTACCCCAAGGCTGCAGCGATTTGCTTTGGCATAGGCGCTGCATCGTCGCCGAACATCGCCTGCAATGCAGCATCAGGATCATCATAGAACCTGGATAGGGAACTGATCTTTTCTTGAAAATTGTTTCCTTGTATGTTTGCGAGAAACTGTTCTAATTTCTGACGCTCAGGACCTGAGACATCTCCAGCTTCCCCTGTGAGGTTCGTCCAGCCTAATTCTGACACTGCTATCTCCGGGATAGCCTGAAGGGTGAGGGTCATCCCTTGATCTGATTCGAATCTCTCCCTCAGTAGCTGGGTTTTGCTCTTTTTAGGTGCAAAAAGTGTATCTTTCTTGTGCTCATACACCTCTTCTATAAGCTTGAAAAGGTCGCCCATTGTCGATACTGATTTCCTGTTATTGTTTTCTGATAAAAATTCTTTGTGCCACGTCATGTTAAAGTTCCTCTATGTAATTAGATAATTTCGTCTGCAATTCCCATTTTAATTGCTTCTTCTGCGGAGATATAAACATCCTTCTGTGTCTTCAATAACTTCTTTATTTTTGACGGAGTCAGGTTGGTATAATTCGCGAGAGTCTGTATGTACCTTTCCTGGATCCATTTGATCTCCTCAAGTTCATTCTCCATAGAGAAGATTGTTCCACCTGTGCCCGCCATTACATTATGAAGCATGATGCGACAGTTGCGACCCACTCGGCGCTTGCCGGGTGTGCCGGCTGCTAGAATAGGAACTCCGGCTGACATGACCTTGCCAATACCAATCGTCTCAATGTCACATGTCCTTTCCCTGATCATGTCCATCACATCAAGGATAGAGAACATGTCGGAAGCGGTGCCACCGTGAGTGGACACCAACATAGCTATGCTGCGTGCGACGATGACCGGGCCTTCAGTTTCGCCATCGGGGTGTTCATCCACTTTAACGTGCGAGGAGTTCTCTAGATAAAGCAATGCAGCTACGACGTCTGCTCCCTTCTGCTCGCTGATATCTCCGTAGAGGTTTATTGTTCTCAACTCCGGCTCTGGATTCGCTGGAGGTTGGATATTATTTATGATTACGATATTCTTCTCTTCGTCCAGCAAGGACTCGGAAGGCTTCTTCTTTTCTTTGTGCTTATTTTTCTTTTTCTTTTGGGGTTGGCCCGAGATTCTTTGCACCACTTATTCCTCTTTTCTTTATTAGTTATAGTGTCTATATATAGTACCACCTGGTATTGAAAAAGTCAATACAAAAAAGCCCCAGGTTCTAAAAAGAACTTGGGGCTTTAAAAGAGTGATAGCGTATTATTCTCTTACTTTCGAGAGTTTCTTGCTGAGATGATTCTCTTTGTAACTCTCTTCATGATCTCTTGTACAAGAGCATCCTGATTCTCATATCTCACACCTGGAGCTTCCTCTTCGTCCTCAAGCGGCATCTCTTCATCTGCTGGCGCTTCATCTTCAAGCTCTGGCATCTCTTCATCACCAGGCATTTCGCCTCCTTCGCCTTGACCCTCAAGTGCAGTTGCGAGTCGTTCCCCAAGACTAACTAGAAGCTGTGCTTCTTCTTCAGTGAGGCTCATGTCGGCAACGCCCATTTCAGGCTCTTCCTCTGCGCCCATATCTAGCTCTGGCTCTTCGTCCATATCCAGCTCTGGTTCTTCGCCCATTTCTACTTCAAGCTCTTCTTCAGCTTCTTCGATAGGCTCCTCTTCGTCGTCCATCATTTCCTCAAGATCTTCTTCTTCTCCGTAGTTCTCGGAAATGAAGTTGCTTGTCAACGGCTCTATGTTTGCCAGTTTCATGAACTGACGAATTGTGTTCTCTGCTAATAATTTCTTACCACTCATTTTATGTTCTCCTTTTGTGAAAGTAGTGTTATCTAAATAATACAACTATAAATAGTCGGTTTTGACTAGAAAAGTCAGATTTTTATTCTCTTTGAAAGCTTCTTTATCGCTTCTTTTTCAATCTGCGACACCCGGACGAGAGAAACCTTCAGTCTTTTTGATACCTCGTCCAGCGTCATCGCTCCGTGGTGGTAGATAGATATTAAAGAACAATTGTTGTCTTTATCATAATCTACCCACATTCTGCAGGATGTCTCACTGCAAACCTTTTCGTCCCTCATACACTCCTTTGAACATTGAGGTAGTTGGTCATCATTCATATTCTTCCTCACTTGAGGCTATCATATCAAATATATCATTCCTGTCTGTTTTAGTTATTCCTA